ATGTTCCTGCAGGAACTTTGAGAGATAATATCTTACCACTTCCTTATAAGGAGCCTAGTCAAGTACTCAATAATTTAATGAATCAAATTATTGAGGAAGGACGCAGGTTTGCTAGTGCCGCTGATATGAAAGTTTCAGATATGTCTTCTCAAGCTCCTGTGGGTACTACACTAGCTATTTTAGAACGAACACTCAAAGTAATGTCAGCTGTTCAAGCACGTATTCACTACGCTATGAAAGCTGAGTTTAAATTATTAAAAGCCATTATTAGAGATAACACCCCTGCAGATTATTCTTATGAACCAGTAGATGGTGGTAAAGCAGTTAAACAAGCAGATTATAATTCAGTAGAAATAATTCCTGTGTCTAACCCCAATGCGGCTACAATGTCTCAAAAAGTAGTACAGTATCAAGCTGTAATGCAGATGGCGCAAGCTAACCCAGATATATATGATATGGTGGAATTAAACAGGGAGATGTTAGAAGTATTAGGAATTAAAAATATAGATAAACTGGTTCCAGAAAAAGATGATATTGAAATGCTAGATCCAGTTGCTGAAAATATGAATATACTAAATAGCAAGCCAGTTAAAGCATTTGTAGAACAAGATCATGAAGCGCATATAAAAGTCCATATGGCATTTGCTCAGGATCCAAAATTACAACAATTAGTTGGTCAAGCCCTAACGCTGCTACTTTCCAAGCAGCTATGGAAGCACATGTAGCGGAGCACATAGGTTTTGCTTATCGTAAGCAAATGGAAGAGCAATTAGGAGTTCCATTACCACAACTAGGTGAACCATTACCAGCAGATGTAGAAGCAGATGTATCTAGATTATCAGCAGCTGCCGGGGAACAATTACTTCAGAAAAACACTGCTGAAATACAGCAACAACAAGCGCAACAACAAGCGCAAGATCCTCTTATTCAAATGCAACAAGCTGAATTACAGATTAAACAACAAGAGGCTCAAACTAAAGCTCAAAAAGTAATGGCTGATATTGAGCTTGATAAAGAACGTTTAGCGATTGAAGTACAAAAAGGACAATTAGACCGCATGGAAATGGAATCTCGTGAACGTATAGAAGGGGCTAAATTAGGGGCTCAAGCTGTAGAAAAAGATAAAGATTTACAAGCTAAGCAGTTAATAGAAGGTGCTAGATTAGGTGTAAAAGTAGTACAAGAAGATAAAGCCAGAGAAGATAAAACTCATGATGTTAAATTAAAAGAAAGAACTAAGAGGAAAGATACTAAAACACAAACCGAAGGGTGATTATTATGCAAGAAGAAACGTTAAAACTTCTATCTGATAAAATAGAAGAGAGACGCAAAGAGATGTTAGAAAGTTTAGGGGATGGCGCAGCTGATAATTTTGGAGCTTATCAACATGCCTGTGGTGTAATAAGAGGCTATCTCATAGTACAGTCTTTAATTGCTGAAGGACTTAGATCATTGAAAGAGGGAGATGAATATGAGTGAAATTAGATCCCCTCAGATGGAACGAGTTATAGAAGAACAAAAAGAAATAGCTAAATTTGATGACCCACCACCAGAAGCAAATATAGAATATGGGTCAAAAAAAGCTACGCAACTACCGCAAGTTAAAGGGTTTAGGATTTTGTGTGCTGTTCCTGAAGTAGACGCTACTTACGAAAGCGGTATTATAAAATCGAAAAATACTAAAAGCATTGAAGAACATTCTACAGTTGTACTTTTTGTAATGAAGTTAGGGGATATGGCTTATACAGATAAAAGTCGTTTTCCAACTGGAGCATGGTGTAAAGAAGGTGATTTTGTTATAACTAGAGCATATTCGGGCACTCGAATTAAGATTCATAATCGAGAGTTTCGCATTATTAACGATGATACTGTCGAGGCTGTTGTAGAAGATCCTCGTGGGTATGAACGCGCATAGGAGAAATAATATGAGTGATGAAATTATTAACGAAATCCCTGCTGAATTTGAAGGGGAAGAAGTAGAAGTAAAAATGGAAGAGCAAGAAAATGTGGAAGTTGCTCCTCCTGATTCTATAGAAAAAGTAGAGCAGGAACCTAAACCTCAGGAAGAAGCTTTATTAATTGAAGAAGAAGACGACACACCTGTTGAAGACAGAAATAGAGATCCTCTACCTCAAAAAGTAGTAGAAGAATTAGAAAATGACACACTAGAAGGTTATTCAGAACGTGTTAAACAACGTATGGCGCAGCTTAAAAAAGTATGGCATGACGAAAGAAGAGCCAAAGAAGCTGCTGAAAGAGAAAAAGAAGAAGCTGTAAAATTTGCTAAAAATATTAGCGGTGAAAATACTAATCTTAAACATACTTTAAGTCGAGGAGAAGAAGAGTATATAAAGGCGCTTCAAACTTCTTCAGAAAAGGAAATGGAAGTAGCTAAGCGTAATTATAGCGATGCTTATGAGACAGGAGAAACTGATCTTATTGTAGAAGCTCAAACGCAAATGAATGAAGCTCAATATAAATTAGATAGAGCTAAACGTTTAAAACCTAAATATTCTAGTGAAAGAGCTTTACAAGATAATGAAAAAAGTGTACAAAATGAATCATTACAACCTAGAGTACCCGTACCTGATGCTAAAGCCCAAAATTGGCAAGCAAAAAATAAATGGTTCGGTAAAGATGAAGAGATGACTAGCTTAGCTTTAGGATTGCATGAAAAGTTAGTCAGGTCAGGAATTGACCCTTCTTCGGATGTTTACTACCGTCGTATAGATGAAACGATGCAAAAACGGTTCCCTGAAAATTTTGGGGACAGCACGTTGGAGCAGGATAAACCTAGCCAACGCAAACCTTCAAATGTAGTTGCTCCAGCAACGCGGAGTACCGCGCCAAAGAAAGTACGTTTGTCAAAAACGCAAGTTGCTTTAGCTAAAAAACTTAAGCTAACGCCGGAACAATATGCACGAGAAATGATGAAATTGGAGAATGCAAATGGATAAAGTTACAAAAAAAGAAGCAAAAAATGTTGAACCAAAACGTACTAAACCTACGGAGAAAGTTAACAGAACTGATCGCGAAGCTGAAAGTCGTGAAGAAGACTTGAAAACTCAAGAATGGAAGCCATCATCTTTGTTGCCAGAGTTTAAAAAGCAACCAGGATGGGCTTATAGGTGGATTAGAGTTTCACTTCTTAATGTAGCTGATAACATAAATGTATCCTCTAAAATGCGTGAGGGCTGGGAACCGGTTAAACATTCCGAACACCCAGAAATCAAATTGGTAACAGATCCTAACTCATCTTTTAAAGATGCAGTTGAAATTGGTGGTCTGTTGCTATGTAAAGCCCCACAAGAAATAGTTGATCAAAGGAATGCTTATTATAAGCAAAGAACTGAAGATCAGACTGAAGCTATTGAAAACAATTACATGAATCAAAATGATCCACGTATGCCTAAGTTTTCAGACGGACGTCAAACTACTTCTTTTGGAAAAGGCAATAAATAAATTAAGGAGACACAATAATGGCTACTACAGCAACCCCTTATGGGTTAAAGCCTCTTAATCATGTTGGCGGAACTCCCTACGCGGGAGCCGTTCGACACATTAAAATTGCGTCTGGATATGCACTGAATATATTCAATGGTTCGGTAGTTGAAATAGTAGCTGCGGGTACTCTTCAACTAGCTGAACAAGCTGGGACCGCTGCGTCTCAGTTTCAACCGGGTACAATCGGTGTTTTTGTAGGATGTACTTATACTGATCCTACCAGTAAGAACAAAACATTCTCACAGCACTGGCCTACAGGCACAGTTGCTTCGGATGCGATGGGTTACGTGGTAGATGATCCTAATGTACTTTTTCAAGCACAAGCAGATGGCTCATTAGCTCAAACTGCTTTAGGCAATAACTGCCATTTCGATGCTGCTCAAAGTACATCTACAGGTTCTACTACAACTGGTAATTCTACTTCTGCTATCGACGCATCAGAAGTTGCGGCTACTAATACTTTTGGTTTTCGCATTGTTGATTTCGTCGAGAGTCCAGACTCAACGGTGGGTGACGCTTTCACTGACATAATAGTTATGTTCAGACCAGATGGCGGTCACTCTTATACTAACGCAACAGGTATTTAAGGAGATATAAGACATGGCAATTTCAAGAGCGCAATTAATGAAAGAATTGCTCCCTGGCCTAAATGCCTTATTCGGACTTGAATATGCGCGTTATGGTCAAGAGCACAAAGAGATCTTTGAAACAGAGTCATCTGATAGATCTTTTGAAGAAGAAACAAAACTGTCTGGTTTCGGAGCCGCACCTACTAAAACTGAAGGTTCGGCTATTGCGTATGACAACGCACAAGAAGCTTGGACAGCTCGTTACAATCACGTAACAATCGCTTTGGGTTTCAGTTTAACTGAAGAAGCGGTAGAGGATAATCTATATGATAGTCTTTCTGCTCGCTACACCAAGGCTTTAGCCAGATCAATGGCTAATACTAAACAAGTAAGAGCAGCTAATGTTCTTAATAACGGTTTCAGTCAAAACCATCTTGGTGGCGATGATCGTTCTTTGTTTGGTGTTAACTCATCTGGTACTACTACTAACCATCCGTTAGTTAGTGGCGGAACAAATAGTAATACTCAGGCAACTGCTTCTGATTTGAATGAAACCGCATTGGAAAATGCAGTAATTCAGATTGCAAATTGGACAGATGAACGAGGATTATTAATTGCTGCCAAACCACGCAGACTGGTAATTCCACCAGATTTACAATTCGTTGCAACTCGTCTATTAGATACTGCCCAACGTCCGGGTACAGCTGATAACGACATTAACGCATTGAAAAATAATGGTGCAATTCCAGAAGGTTACTCAGTTAATCATTTCTTAACTGACACCGATGCGTACTTCCTAACTACTGACGTACCTAATGGTATGAAACACTTCGAGCGTACATCGTTGACAACATCTATGGATGGTGACTTCGATACTGGTAACGTACGTTACAAGGCTCGTGAGCGTTATTCCTTTGGGTGGTCAGATCCACTAGGAATGTTTGGATCACCAGGTGCTTAATTTTCCATTCACCTTTTATTAAGTGACTGGATCCTAAACATAGCCCCACTTCGGTGGGGCTTTTTTTTGCGTTGTGCAAAAGCTTTAAATTGTGTAGGATTAAATAAACCGGGAGAACCGGCTTACTAAACTGCCCCGGCAGACGCATACAAGATTAGTAAGCTTAACTCTGTATGGAGAAATTAAAATGTCAAGAACAACATTCTCAGGTCCAGTTACGTCAGATGCTGGCTTTAATGGACCAGTAGTAATAGATAGTACTACATTCAACACAGGCAGCGCAGTTACATCCACTTTAACAGTTGCTCAATCAGGAACTCTTTTTGAGGTAGATGGAACAGGTGATATTGTCGTTAATATGCCTGCTTTAAGCACAGATAATGTAGGTCTCACTTATGAATTTTTTGTAACTACCGCAGTAGGTGGTGGTACAACTGTAACTTTTGTTTTACCAGGTTCTGCTGTTTCAAACTGGTTTGGAGCGTTATCATTAATGGGTGGTTCAGCTGCTAATCCAGCAAGTGATGTAGCAGGAGATACACTTACATTACCTAATTCTACTGTTGTTAACTCAAGAGTTAAAATAACATGCATATCAGATGATGGCACAAACTCTACTTGGAAAGCAGAAGCATTATCGTCGCCAATAGCTACTATTGCGTAATAGGAGGCTGATATGAGCACAAGTGATGTTTGGGCGATTACGCCCTCAACAGATGATGATAGATACAGAGCTGATGCGTCCATATCGGGTGCTGGTGCTCTTACTCTTATAACCAATGATGCTGGTGTAAATGGTATAGGTTATAAAATTGATATTACTTCCGCTGGCAATGATACAGGTATAACTTTTACTATAGTTGGGCATAAAGTAGGTGATCTAACAGGTACTGCTACAACTGAAGTAGTTACTGGAGCTAATGCCGGTGCAGCTACCTCAACTAATTTTTATGCATACATTGAATCAATTACAGCTTCAGGTGCTTCTGCTGGTAATGTAAAAATAGGAACTACAGGTTCCTTAGCTTTACCACGCACAAGAATCAGAGGGTTTCAATATGTAGGAAATTCAAGCGCAGGTACTGTGGTGTTTAATCTAAACAGTACTTCCGGTGCAGAACTTCTAAAAGTTAATACCCCAGCTAGTGCTACTGCTACACAGCAAATGTCTATACCTGGCGCTGGTATATTAACTACCAGAGGTAGTAACACAGATTTTGCTATTATGACGTTAACTAATGTTGCGTTAATAACGGTATTTTGTGGTTAAAATTGATATAGGCTTTACTACTATGCTGCAACACATGAGAGAAGAAACAAAGAGCATAGTAGATTTAGCTTCAATATTTACGGTTTTGGGGACCCTCCTAGAGTGGCTTCCCCATGTGGCTGCATTTTTTACAATAGTGTGGACCGCTATCCGTATTTGGGAAACCGATACAGTTCAGGGATGGCGGAGTAAGTAATTTAAAGGAGGCAAATAAAATGCCAAAAGTTGGAAATAAGCATTACCCTTACACGCCTGAAGGTAGAGCTGCAGCTGCAAGAGATCGTAGAGGTCGTGGCTTAACAGCTACTGAAGGTTTTGATAGACCAGGACAGTTAGATGATGCTGCTGGTAGAGCTATGTATAAAGATGGTGGAAACGTTGATTTTCGTAGATTAATAAGCAGACTACCTGAAGAAAAAGAAACTAAAAAGAAACCAAAAAAGAAAGCTTACAAAGATATGACTGCTATGGAAAGAGCTCGTCAAAGAACACAAAAAATGAAGAAAGGCGGTAAAGTGAAAAAGCAGGGATATGATTCTCGTCTTGATGAATCTTTAGGTGCTCGTCATGGTAAGAAGAAGGAGCAGAAATATAAAGATCGTCGTGATGAAAGTAAAGCTATGGAGAAGAAGGGTGGTAAAAGAGCTTATGCTGGTAATAAATCTTCTGCTCAAGGTAGATCAAAAGCTTCAAAACGTGCTGATGGTATAGCTAGACAAGGTCACACTAAAGGCCGTTTAGTTTAACAGGAGTATATAAATGGTAGCCCCTGTTGTAGTTGGACTTAGTCGTGTGGTAGTGGGGTTTGCAAAATCACCTGCAGGTAAACAATTTTTAAAACGTCTTAAAGACGCAGGTAAAAGTCCCGCAGAAAGAAAAGCATTACTAACAGAACAAGTACAAAAAAGTTTTAGAGATTCTCCCGGCATAAGGCAACGATTAATAGCTCTTGAAAAAGGAGAGATAGAAGAATTATCTAAAGCTGAAATTTTAGCTAAAAAAATAGCTGAAAGAAAAGCTGGAAAAAAAGAACGCTGGGATTTTGCTCAAAAAACTGGCCACGTTAAACCTGAGGATAGAAAAATTCATGATTGGGATGCGTTCAAAGGAAGTGGGTATATACATGAACCAGTATCAACACCAGGTATAGTTGGCCCTACACCAAGACAGTTTGGTTTAACTGCAAAGGGTAAAAAAGACCTTCAACGAGCTATAGACAGTGGAGACGTAAACCAGCTAACAAAAAGACAACAAGCGGCAGTAGCCAAGTTAATTGATAAAGGTGAGCTTAAGGGTAATCCTGCATTTGCATATCAATCACTTCCTGAAAGAACAAGCGCAGCTCAACTTGATATGTTTCCAGATGAAGCACTAGGTGTGGAAGCGACAAAAACAATAAAATCAATCAAAAGAAGACCAATTAAAAAAGCTCCTGTTAGCAATACTAAAGTAGGTATGCTTCAAAAACGTATTCGCGATGCTAACGAAGATATAGAAAAACTTAAAGCACGGGGATTAGGGGAAGGTGATGATCAGCTTAGAAAAGCTTATGCTAAACTTGATAGACTAGAAAATGAATTAACAGCTTCAAGAGGACAAAAATCATTATTTGGTGTTAAAGCTGAAGATGAATTTTCAGAAGCATCAGCCATTGCCAGTGCTAAAAGAAATTTAGAACGAGATAGATTAAAAAGAAAACGCATGGAAGAAGCGTGGACAAGAGAAAAGGAATTAAAAGACATCGAAGAAAACGCAGCTGCTATAAGAGCTGATATACAAAGAGATCCTCGTAGATTACCTAAAGATATACATAAAAAACCATATAACCCACAAGAATATGGGTTTGAAGGTTATAACCCCGGTTGGAAGGGTGAGCCTGTCGTAGGAGGGGAAAGAATTTATAGAGGATCGGGTAAAGCAATAGAAAGAAAAGGTTATGTTACGCCTAAAGCTCATGAAACGATGAGTGGTACAGGTCGAACAGAATTACCTGAATATACCTTAGAAGCACCCAAACCCTATGGAGTACCAAAAATACCAGGAGCCAGAGGCGCAGCACCTGCGTTTGCAAAAGAATTAACGGGTCGTCAAACAAGAAGGTCTATGGGGGCTATAACTCCTGAAGATGATATTTTAGCTGGTGTTCCTTATAGTCTTAATCCTCAAGGAAATTTAAAATTTGCGTACCCTAAAACTGGGGATATTAAAACATCTACCGTTACTAAAACACGTGAATGGGATAGTGTATCGGGAAAAATGAAAGATATACCAAAAAAAATTCGTGCGTCAAAAGAAAAAGCAACAGAGTTACGTATTAAAGGTTATAGAGATTTAACAAAAGAGGAGATAGACACCAATGCAATTATAAAAAACCCTGAATATGGTGTAAAGGAAGTTGCATGGGCAGGGCGTACAGGTGCTCCTCGTGATCGCTTTAGTAGCCAAACGGGTTTAACTATTGATGAGTTTGCTTCATTAAGTAATGCTCAAAAAAATGAGCTTAATAGACGATTACAATTAGCGAAGGCTGGAGGGGCTAGAATTTCTGAACCAGCAACAGGTTTTAAAATACCTCCTGAATTAACGCAAACTGGAATGACTCAAGCAGAATATGCTGGTCTTGCTGGGGCAAGATCTAGAGGAATGATGTGGGGGGAACAGCGTGGAGCTTTAGACAGAGCTCAGGGAAGGATATTAGAGCGAACAACTCCCGATGCAGCTGGAAGACATGCTAAAACTCGTCGCAAAACTATTCTTGAAGATGAATTTACGACTCTTGACGATAAAACTAAAATGACTACAGCAGATTTTAGAAAACTACCACCAATGGAAAGACTGGGTATGCTTGATAAAAATTTTGTTGCCGCATCACCAAAAGGACAAGGATTTAAAAATTTAACTAAACAACAAGAAAGATTAGCTGAAATCAAAAAACCTAAAGAATGGTGGGACACAGGTGCCCCTAATAAACCTATGGATTACACAAAAAGTTACAGAGGTGAAACTAAAGGTCAGGCGATAAGAAAAGCTAAACAAGCAAGAGAAGAATTTAAGAAAATAGCTCTTGAATTTTCCCCAGAAGAATATGCAAAACTTAAACCAACTGAAATAGAGAGTATACGTTCCTTTATTAGATTTCACCCTGAAGGTGTAAAACAAGGCGCAAAAGCACTTAGCGAAGATATTTCGGAACTTGCTGGTCATATGTCAAAATCAAACGCAATAAAATTGCTTATTAAAACGGGGCATTTAAAGGTTCACCCAAAAAAAATAGCTCCATTTAAGAAAGGTGGCTCTGTAGATAAGAATTGGATACAAAAAGTTAGGTCTCGTATAGAGAAAAAAGGCACTGAAGGGGTGTGTACTGGGGAAAAATATGGTAGTTCCTCTTGTCCTCCGGGGTCTAAAAGATATAACCTAGCTACAACTTTTAGAAATATGAACAGAAAGAGGGCATAAAATGGCTACATCAAAAACAAAAAGCTTTAAACCCCACATGATGTATGATAAAAAATCAGGTAAAGGTGTAAAAGCTGGTACTTATGCTAAACATCTAGATTTAAAGAAAAAAGGCTATGGGCATAGGAAACCTAAAAAATGATGAAATCTAGAGGTATGGGTATAATAAACCCTAAAAAATATAAAAAAGGTGGAAGCGTTAAAGATGCTTGTTATCATAAAGTAAAAGCTAGTTATAAAGTTTTTCCTAGTGCTTATGCTTCTGGTGCTATTGCTAAATGCAGAAAAAGTAAAGCCAGTAAATAATGGCGGTACGTAAGACACCAAAAGGCGCTGCTTTAAAACGTTGGTTTAAAGAAGATTGGAAAGATGTGCGAACAGGTAAAGCATGTGGTCGTAAGAAGGGAGAAAAACGTGGTACACCTTATTGCAGGCCTAGTAAACGTGTAACTAGTAAAACTCCAAAAACATCTGGAGAAATGACAGCAGCACAAAAAAAATCGCGTATAGCGCAAAAGAAAAAACTTGGGCAACCGGCAGGTAAACCACGTAGAGTGGCTTCACTTAAACGGAAAAAAACAATGAGGAAAACATAATGGCTACTTCAGGAACAACAGCCTTTAATTTAGATTTAAACTTGCTTGTAGAAGAAGCATTTGAGCGTTGCGGTGCGGAATTACGCACAGGTTATGACTTAAAAACTGCTACTCGTAGTCTTAATTTATTAACTATTGAGTGGGCTAACAGAGGTGTTAATTTATGGACTATAGAAGAAGGAACAGTTTCATTAACTGATGGAACAGCTACTTATTCTTTACCTTCTAATACCATTGATTTAGTAAGTCAGGTTATTAGAACTGGATCTGGAACCACACAAGAAGATATTAGTATATCTAGAATTGCTGTTCCTACATTTGCTTCTATACCTAGTAAAAATACTACAGGTCGCCCTAATCAGGTTTATATAGATAGAAAAACAGACACCCCCACTATTACTTTATGGCCTGTTCCTGATAATGATGATTACACTTTTGTATATTGGAGAATGAAAAGAATTGAAGATGCTGGAACAGGTGTTACTAATCAGGAAGTACCTTTTAGATTTTTACCTTGTTTGGTAGCAGGATTAGCATATTATCTATCTCTAAAAATACCAGGCGCTGGTGAAAGGACTCAATTTTTAAAACAAGACTATGAAGAACAGTGGATGCTCGCTTCTACTGAAGATAGAGAAAAAGCTACTTTACTTATATCACCAAGGCAACAATTTGTGTAGGGCTTAAATATGGGACAAAAATTTGCTTCAAATAAAAACTCTATAGCTATTTGTGATAGGTGTGGATTTGAATTTAAATTAAGTAAACTTAAGAGTTTATTTATAAGAAAAACACAAACTAATATAAAAGTGTGCCCTGAATGCTGGAACCCTGATCAACCACAAAATATGCAGGGTATGTATCCGGTAGACGATCCTCAGGCGGTTCAAAATCCTAGACCTGATACAAGTTTAACTGTAAAAGGCGGTAAAAGTAGTAGGGGTATTCAATGGGGGTGGAATCCTGTTGGTGGTGCGGCTAGTCCAACTAATGAACTTACCCCTAATGATTTAGTAGCAGAAAGTAAAGTAGGAAGTGTTACTATATCAATAACATAAACTAAGGAGATATTAAATGACAAAATATGTACAACCTCAAAAAACAAAAGTCCCTCATGTAGCAGGCTATCCAGAAAAGGATGTTAAAACTTCAGGTATTAAAACACGAGGAAATGGGGCAGCTACTAAAGGTAATAAAGCTAGAGGGCCAATGGCGTAAGTATGAATTACACAGAATTAGTAGCGGCTATTAATTCGTATACAGAAAACGAATATACGACTACTGACGTAAACACATTTATTAAGAATGCGGAACAGCGTATATATAATGCTGTTCAAATACCAGATATAAGAAAAAATGTAACTGGTACTATTTCTGCTAATAATAAATTTTTAGAAGTCCCTACTGATTGGTTAGCAACTTACAGTTTATCTGTTATAGATGCTAATAATGAACATACTTATCTTTTAAACAAAGATGTTAATTTTATCAGAGAATCTTTTCCGGATACTGATACAACTTTTAATGGAAAACCACAATACTATGCGATATTTGATGACACGACGTTCATATTGGGACCTACGCCAGACATTATCTACAGTGCTGAGTTACATTATTATTTCTATCCTGACTCTATTGTTACTGCTAGTACTTCTTGGCTGGGTGATAATTTCGATACCATATTATTTTATGGTTCGTTGTTGGAAGCAGCTGCGTTTTTAAAAGAAAATGATGAAATAACTAATCAATATAGAGAAAGGTATGCGGAAGCTATGGAAGAATTAAAAGTGCTAGGAGAAGGTAAAAATAGGCGCGATGCTTATCGTAGTGGTCAAGTGAGGATTCCGGTTCCTCGTTCTCAAAGGGCGTAAATAAATGGCTATTGTTCAAACACAAACTACAAGTTTTAAAGTAGATTTACTTAATGGTGTACATAATTTTGGCACTGGAGTAACACGAACAGCTACTACAGCAGACACTTTTAAAATAGCATTATATACTTCTGATGCTGATTTAAGTGCTTCTACAACAGTTTATAGTGCTTCTAATGAAGCTTCTGGGACTGGGTATACTGCAGGGGGTAA